TGTTCTAGCCACAGCAGATTGAGTTTTATTTCTCAATGCTTGCAATGCTGATGCGATTAGGTGATTAGAGATAAATTGATTGAATTGTTTGCGTGTATTTGCGCATTCCATTGTTTAAAGTCCTTATGAGTTAACTAAGGGACAATAATGATCCGTGGCTCATTCCGTATGAGTTGATATTGGGGGAAAAGTTGTCGCTTTATCAGCGACTCCGTAGCAGCCAAAAACTGCGATTGTTAAAGAGCGAATAAAACTATGCAGTTTCTAATTCAGGCCAGATTTTATACCAATCGTCTGGTCTTAAATCTCTGCGTGTGACTGCACCATTTGTTGCTATTTCAATTTCAACACAACGTTTAGGAGAAATAGCACTAACACCAGATGCCATTTGAGAAAGGAAAGACTTCGAAACACCCAATTGGTCAGCTAATTCTTTAGCTCCCCCCCACTCAAGTGAATCTATATATTTTTTTAACTCCATATTTATTCTCCATAAGTTTCAAACATGGAGTTTATTAAACACTAAACCCAACGTCAAGTATTTGCTTGTTTAGTCATTACTAATCAAAATAAAGATATGGAAATAAAAAAATTAAGACAAATAAAACTCTCACAGTGGTTTAAAGGTAAAACCCTGCCCACTAAAGAGAAAAGCTATATATCTCAACTGATGAGTGGTAAATCATCGTTTGGAGAGAAGGCAGCTCGTCGTCTAGAAAGAGACTATGGGATGCCTATTGGTTATCTGGATACCCAAGATATTCAGGATGATGAGGTTGAATTCATAGGTAGAATACCATCAGGTTTAGTCAAAGTACGTGGCGAAGCATTTCTAGGTGTCGATGGTGCTGTTGATATGATTGAAGCCCATAGTGGATGGCTAAAAATATACAGTGATGATGTTGATGCATACGGGCTTAAAGTTAAAGGTGACAGCATGTGGCCTCGCATTCAATCAGGTGAGTATGTTGTCGTTGAACCCAATACTTCAGTAAAGACAGGTGACGAGGTATTTGTACGCACGATTGATGGTCACAACATGATAAAAATCTTTAATAAAACTAGAGATGGCGACTATCAATTCACCAGTATCAACAACTCACATAAACCAATAACGTTATCACCAGATCAAGTAGATACAATTCATTATGTCGCAGCTATAGTTAAACCTATCAAGTTTATTGATATCTGCGAGAAAACGGAGAGAGTTTTATTCTAATAGTATGCGGTCTCATTTCAGGATGGGTTGTGACTTGCTTGGAATAATAGGTATAACCTGATTGACCGTAGTTAATTTTGCACTAATACTTTAATTGTATATTTTATAAAACTATTTTAAGTAGGTGAAGGTATGGCGACAATAGAGTTAAAGTTGTCCCCAAAAATTATTGAATGGATAGCAAACAAGCAAGGTATTTCTACTTTAAGCCTTGCTCAAAACCTTACGCCTAAAAAACAAGAGCATTTTTTGGAAGGTAAAGTAACTAAAGGAATAGCAGAAAAACTTGCTAAATTAGCAGGTATTCCTTTTGGTTATCTATTCTTAGAACATCCACCTATTGAGAAAAAATTAGAAATTCCTGATTTCAGGAGATCTCCAGAATACGTTGAATTATCTAGAGATTTTATCGACACTTATAAAGATATCCTATTCAAAGTAGATTGGTATAAAGACTATTTAAAAGATATTGGCTCTGATGCAGAGTTACCTTTTGTTGGTAAATTTACGATAAAAAACAATATTGAAACCATAAGTAAAGATATAACAGAAACAATTGGGTTTGATATTGAGTCTATATTAAAAAAAGTTAAACATGATAGTTATTTTGGTATAGCAAGTAAATTGATAGAGAATGCTGGAATTCTTGTATTTAAGAATGGAATAGTTCGAAACAATACAAAAAGAAGGCTAAATATAGAAGAATTTAGAGGCTTTTCCATCGTTGATCCAATAGCACCAGCTGTATTTATTAATGGAGCAGATTCCTTTTCAGCTCAAATATTTACCTTATTTCATGAGGTTGCACATATTTGGATTGGTAAAGGTGGCATATCCGATTGGGACTATGACAACAAAATAGAAGCTTTCTGTAATAAAGTTGCAGCATATATATTAATGCCCGACGATTTATATATAAATAAATGGATGAGTGAAGCAAACAGTATTGAAGATCATATTTATATAAATAGATTTGTATCTAAATTCTTCAAGGTCAGTGAATATGCTAGTGCTATAAAAGCCAAAGAGTTAAATCTAATAAGCAACGAAACATTTGTGATGATTAGACATATATGTATTCATAATTATAATTCCATAGTAAAGAAAAATGACGGTGGTTCCCCCTACTACACAATACCCTATCGTAATAGTAATAAAATCACTGATGCTGTACTCGCATTAACAATGAGTCAAGGTTTACCAATCAGAGAAGCTGGTAGAATTTTGAACATAAAAGCAGATACGGTCATAGAGTTATATAAGAAAAGGACGTCTAAATGATGAACCCTGATCGATTCTTAATTGATAGTAACGTATTCATTGAAGCTAAATATTTTCACTATAACTTTAATTATTGCCGTCGATTTTGGGACTTCATATTAGAATTACACAAAAATGGGATAGTATATTCGATCAATGCAGTTAAAAAAGAGCTCACCAGAAAAGAAGATGAACTTTGCCTATGGGTAAAAAATGAAGTCCCTAATAGTTTTTTTGAAGATGAAACATCATCTATAAGTAACTATGCAAAGCTAATGCAGTGGTCACAAGGTTTAGATGTTCATGATAAAGCAAAAGAAGATTTTGCTGATATATCTAAAGCTGACGCTTTCTTAATAGCTCACGCCATGACTCACAATATGTCATTAATTACTCAAGAAAAAGAACAAATAGGAGCGAAAAAAAGGATCTTAATACCAAACGCAGCAAAAGAAAATGGAGTGAAAACTCTAACCATATACGAGTTTTTGGCCAAATATGCAGGTCAAAACTTTTCTATAAAATAACCCACAACCACCTAACTAAGATTTTTTGTACCCTCTACCCCCTTTAAAGAAGTGTTCTGCATTCCAATCTGAGATTTTTCACAAGTAAATTTACTTAATATTCAGGATGTTGTTAACCATTAACTAAATAATGTTTAGTAAACACTTGACCTAAATTTTAGTATTTAATAAACTAAGAATATCAACGAGACACAGCACGTTGATGTTCTTTAACAACGATGGTAGCAAGCTGTGTATCAGCTATCAGAACGGCGACGCTGATAAAGCGTCAACCTTCTCAGAAGGTTTTCGGATTGGTGTTTCATTATTTTATCACCAATCACTAAAGCCAACTGTTTGGAGGATATATGGCAACTATAAAAGTGAAGAAATCACGCAAACCAGACTTTTTACGTGGTAACTCTGCAAATAGACGTCATGCCAGACGGAAAGTCGAAGCCATTGCAATTAAAGATATTGAGATGCAACTAGACTCAATATTTCAAGTAGAAACCAAAAAATTAAACCGCGTTGAAAAGACACTATCACTAAGCCACATTCCTGTGACTAGAAGTATTGAACCTAAGTATCAATCATCACCTGATAACTGTTGTTTACCAGACGTATTAATATTTTCAGGAGTTAAAACAAAACAACCGAGCAGTGAGTTCGGTGTTACGGCTAGATAGGGGAAAATAACGAAAAAGAAATTGAACCCTACTCCAATAATGATAACTTCGACTCAAATACAGTAGCAAGAGCCATACTAAATACAACTCTCGCAGCATTAGATACTTAACGTTTTTTTGTAAAAAAACTAACCGGAGGCGGAGTTTCTTTTTCGTACTGCTTTTTAGCAACTTCTAAACACTCAGGATAAAGCGCTTCAATTTCAGACATCAATTGTTCTGGTGTTTTAATGGACTCTTGTTTTACTGCCAACGCCAGCGCCATATCAAAAGCAACTCGTTTAACAGGGTTGTCATCAGAGATAACTCTATTGCTCATTAATTCAATCCTTTTAATTATGTTGGGGTGATTGAATTATACACAGATTTCTTATGTTGGGGAATGTAAGAACTACCTCGCCTGACGGGTTAAAAGCAGGTACAGTAAATAATTACCGTTTATAAGATGGGTTACAATAACTTTACCAATAGGAAATAAAAAATGACTCAACAAGATACTTCTATCGTTATTAACGTCAAATTGACTTTAAATCATATTGAAAATAAACCACATCGAGTAGAAGTAAACACTCAAATAAATGCTTCAGATGAAATCCCTGAGTTAGCTATATTACTAAGCGACTTCTCAGATAATTTAATTGGAGAAAATGCGATAAAAACGGCATTAAAAAAAGCAGTTTTAAATACCTTAGTAAACAAAGTTAAACATTAATAAAAATATTTCCCTCTCGTCTAAATCTTTTTTTCGCCAACACCAGAATATATTAATCATTACCACTATCACTTAATTAGTGAGGATTTTGCACATCCAGAGGTAAACATGAACATTGATAAATACACACTTTGTTTAGCTCAAAGCCAAGCAAGGAACGCCCATTTTCTCAAAGATGAACATGGATGGAATAAGGCCAATCAGACATTAAAACAGGCTTATGGCATAAAACATCAATACAACGCAAAGGTATGCAAAGAAATAAATATCCCAATAAATAGGCTCTATGGATAGAGGTAATTTTTGTGAATAATTTTAATAATCAAATATACCCAAATGATAAATACCCTCGACTAAGTTCACCTACTCCGAAAAGGAATTTAAAAGAAGCTCTCGCTCATTCAATAGCTATTATTGAAGGAGAAATACCTAACAATTCGCCTAGCATAGCTGAACAGCGACTCGCTATGACGCTTTGGTATATGAATTTAGATGCATCCAAGAATCACCCTCCTCTTCCTGAGCATATTCGAACCCAACGAGATTCAAAAAGGACATATACACCTAGTAATAAATTTGAAGTCGATTACTACGGAAGTGATCGTCGTCAAGGTCAATATTTAGGGGATTAATATGACTGCTGTATACAAAGCTATTAGTAATGTTGCTAGAGAAATGGCTGAAACGGGCATTAAAAAAGGAAGTGTAAACCAGCAACAAGGATTTATGTTCAGAGGAATTGACGCGGTATATAACGCCCTTGCCCCTGCTCTAGTTAAGCATGGATTGCTGATTCTTCCACGGATCATTGAACGCACTGTCACGGAAAGGCAAACACAAAGAGGTGGCTTGTTATTTTATGTCGTAGTGAAAGCTGAGTTTGAATTTGTTTCTGTTGAAGATGGAAGCAAACACACGGTTGTGACTTATGGTGAAGCAATGGATAGCGGAGACAAAGCCACAAATAAAGCCATGTCTATTGCATATAAATACGCAGCTTTCCAAACATTTTGTATACCAACCGAAGAAACAGCAATCGATGCGGATGCAGAAGTCCACAATGTAGCACCGAGAACACCAGATCAGATATTGAAAGATTTTACTAATTCAGTAATGGCTATTACAGATCTCAATATTTTGAAAAAAGAATTTGGAGAAACATGGAAGTTACTCAGAAAAACGCCTGAACAATCAAAAGCAAAGGAAGTATATAACATCAGAAAATCTGAATTGGAGGCGATGTAATGGCAAGTAAAGGTGTAAACAAAGTCTTATTGATAGGACATCTAGGTCAAGATCCTGAAATGCGTTACCTCTCAAATGGCGATGCAGTTACTAATATTACATTAGCCACCAGCGATTCATGGAAAGATAAACAATCAGGTGAAACCAAGGAACGTGTTGAATGGCATAGAGTTGTGATATTCGGAAAACTTGCCGAAATCGCTGGCGAATATCTGCATAAAGGTTCACAAGTCTATATCGAAGGTCAATTACAAACACGTAAATGGCAAGATCAAAATGGGCAAGACAGATACAGCACGGAAGTTGTAGTGAATATTAATGGCTCAATGCAAATTTTAGGTAACAACAATCAGGCAGGTAGCCAGAAATCACAACCATCACCTCATCAACACGAATGGAGCCCACAACAATCTCCTAAACATAATGAACCCTCAATGGACTTTGATGATGATATTCCTTTTGCGCCGATTGGATTACCTTATCCTCGTATCGCTATTAATGTTATTTAAAATAATATTTATTAGGATAAAATTATAACTCTAGGAAGAATGCCACAAAGCCGAATATTATCGGCTTTAAATATATATTTAATAAATTTTTGAAAGAGAAAATCCACCAATCCAAGTTCTCGAAACCTCAGTAAAAATAAATTCACCTGATGCCAAAAGTATATTAACTCTTTCACTTTCGACAATAGAACTAGGAAACTCTTTATTATCAGAAAAATTAAATGTCAAAACTCCTTCATTTGTATTACACGGTGTAAGCTCGTAAGTTTCATTTTTATATCTTGCTATATGAGTCATATATTTCATATCTGCTCCTTATTTCCGATCAAGAAGGAAACGATACAACAGATTGTTTTATAAGTAAATATTTTAAAATACTGCTTGACGAATTACACTATTTATACGTGTAATCACTTATTATTAAAGTGAAAATGAAAAACATAATAAAGTTTAACGATGCAATGTTAAAACTGTCATCGATAAAAAAACATCAATGAGCTGCTCTCAACTCTTAGCAAGAAATAACGGAGGATAAGTTACACAAACTTAATAATGACCTTTCATTCTAAAACACTAATTAATATTTATTTAAACTGAATATAAATAACGTGGAGAGAAAATATGTCAAGAATGGTGACTCTTGAAGCGTGGGCAAGGTTGGAGTTTGGAGATGCCTCTCCTTGCATGACGGTATTACAAAAATACGCAAAGAATAACCTTATTGCACCACCTGCAATGAAAGTTGGCCGCAAGTGGATGGTTGATAGAGAGGCTCGTTATGTGGGTTATCTGTCTCTCCCTCAAATTCCTACTAAATCAACGGAACGACTTAAGAGGATAATTACAGATGGCTGCCCGACCACGAACCCATAAAATTATTATCCCTAATTTATATCGAAAGCTAGATAAGCGTAATGGCAAAATTTATTGGCAATATAAACATCCCCTAACAGGTAAATTTCATAGCTTAGGCACCGACGAACAAGAAGCGAAAGAAACAGCCATTCAGGCCAATACAATTATCGCTGAACAACATACTCGACAGTTATTAAGTATTAATGAACGGTTATCAAAAATTAAGACAAATAAGTCTGAAATATCTGTCGATACATGGATGGATAAATATTTAGATATTCAAAAAGAAAGATTAGATATCGGTGAATTAAAAATTAATTCTTATCGACAAAAGATGAAACCTATTAATTTATTCCGTCAGTATTGTGGTACAAAAATATTAAAAGAGATAACCGCATTAGATATTGCTGAAATAATAGATTCCATCAAAGTATTAGGTCATTCAAGAATGGCTCAGGTCGTTCGCATGGTGCTTATTGATGTATTTAAAGAAGCACAACATGCAGGCTATGTTCCGCCTGGTTACAATCCTGCGAAAGCAACTAAACAACCACGGAACAGAGTGAAAAGAGAACGCATGACATTGGACGAATGGCGGACTATTTATCAGCAAGCTAAGAACCACCCTCCTTACCTGCAATGCGGTATGTTGCTGGCTTTAACCACAGGTCAGCGGATCGGTGATATCTGTAAAATGAAATTCTCTGATATTTGGGATGACATGCTACATATACAGCAAGAGAAAACGGGGAGTAAGTTGGCCATCCCTCTCTCACTAAAATGTGAAGCTATCAATCTCTCCTTAAGGGATGTTGTTGCTCAATGTCGTGATGCTGTTGTGAGTAAATACCTCGTGCATTATCGGCATACCACCGCACAAGCGAAACGAGGCGAACAAGTCACACCAAATACATTAACCACAACGTTTAAAAAAGCGCGAGATAAATGTGGGTTAACTTGGGAAAAAGGTACTGCACCTACTTTCCATGAACAGCGATCTTTATCCGAGCGACTTTATCGTGAACAAGGAATTAATACACAAAAATTATTAGGGCATAAAACACAAAATATGACCGATAAGTACCACGACGATAGAGGCAAAGAATGGCAAATTATTGCTGTTTAATTGAACAGTTTTGGGGAGGAGTTTTGGGGATATTTTGGGGAAGAATTTTATAGTACAAAAAATAAACGGGAACTAATAAGCTCCCGTTAACTATTTATCAAATCAACAATTACATATGTTTGATAATCGCGTCACCAAACTCGCTACATTTCAGCAATTTAGCGCCTTCTAACTGACGTTCGAAATCATAAGTTACAGTCTTAGCAGCAATCGCGCCTTCCATACCTTTAATGATTAAGTCAGCCGCTTCTGTCCAACCCATGTGGCGTAGCATTATATAAATCCACCATCACTAACTATTTGTTTATTAAGGTATATTCACTCTTAACATACTTAAAAGACAGTGATTATGCATTTTTATAACCAATTGATTACCATAATACTTTTATTGGTTTTGATAACCTAAAATTAGATATATAATCGAATTATAATAAATAGTTAACGCAATATAAAAGTAATATTAAACTAATAGGCATAGTAGTCACTAAAAGCCCTCTAAATAAATAAAGTGGACTTTTTAACTATTTGCATGGTAGGTACTAATCGTAAAAATACTAGCTATTTTGATACTTACTCTATATACATATCAAAAAAAGTAATTACAACTTGATTCTATTACTTACTTTAATTGACTGTAACGTTTGGTTTTGTTGTAACACTAAGTTGTATGTATTTGTATCACCTTCTCCTCGAATAGATACGATCAATGAATAGTTTAAAGGACTAAGACCGACTTGTGCATTACCTCCTTTTTCTCGTAAATTATATTTAACGTCAAAAACAGGGTATAATAGCGTATTTTTTTTAATGTTGTTCCCTTTAAATACACGTTTCCCATTTATGAGCATCTTCTCACAATTCATCCTCAGTTGGATATAAGTTACCAGATGAGAAAAATGATTTTGTTTCTGACTAGAATGAGGTAATCGCTAGAGAGAAGTCTATTATGTTCCATAATGCTGGTACTTCGACTATGACCGAAACCGAGAATGTTATTAGTATGAAACCGTTCATTATGATGTATAGAAAATAAATTACCACATTCAGAATTTTATTGAATCATTGCCTAATTTTGCTAATCTTGATGAAGAATTTCAGGATGAAAAGTGGTGACGTTTTGAACTTTAGGACTAAACAAGGATAAGTCATAATTCTACAATGCATTGAATAAAATGGGTTTTATTTTTAAATTTTACAGTAGCGTATTGGAATGGTATATGTCAATTGTACAAATAAGAAAGTATCTTAATGGTTTTCCATTATTCTCTATGGATTATAATAAACTAAAAATTGGTTCTGGTGAAAAAATAATTGTTTCTGATATATGGGCTTTTTGGGATTATATTTTGAAACGTTATATTGAGAAAACAGCCAAAACAACAACTGATAAGCTAAAAAAAGAAAAAGTACTATTTTCTTTTTTGGAACAAGCGAAGAATTTTTACGAATCAGCAGAGAATAGCCCGGTAAAATCCCAGCCATTATTATATTATTATGCATTTCTTAATCTTTCAAAAATCGCAATAAATATTTCTAGAAAAAAAATGTTTTGTTTAAGGGATATACGCATGGTATATCTGAAGATTATCAGAGTGAATTTTCAAAATCTAGCGTCACCATAAAAACAAGTAACCACGGTGATATTCAAGTCGCACATGAGATGTTAAATTTTTTCGATTTATCAAAAGCACCACCCTATAATAGCGGACCGAAAAATTTAAATATAAGAGATATACTATCGCATTGCACTGGCATACACAGATCATATAGCGAAATATATAGAAAGCCGGAGTTTTTTATTAAAATAATTGACCATGCTTTATTTAGAAAAGGTAAAGTATTATATTTTCGTGGAGATCTAGGGGTCTTAAATGAAATAGATGCAGAAAAATTAGTCAATGCTGGGTATAACATACTAAGATATAAGGATGATATCTGCTATACATCAAGTACACAGCACGGTTCTAATATAAATTGGAGTCCAAATATAGAACTAACCTACCCTGGATTAATCAATGGGCATTATTATTACTTTTGCTCAATCACAATGCGTTATTATAAAGATCCTACTCACGCTGAATATTACAATCTTTCTAAGGAAATAAGAAAGGATGGGGTTTGGTACTATATTGGCTCGAATGGATATACAATTTATATATCAAAATGTATGGATCCATCGTTTAGATATAGTCAAGAGTCTATTATTTATATGATGATGTTTTATCTTGGCTCTATCACAAGATATCGCCCCCACCTATTTGATAGTTTGTTCTCCAATAAAGAACAATGGTTAATAAGTGAATTTTTGAAAACACAACCTAAGCAATATCTATATTTATTGACAGCTCAAATTTTAGGGCAGCAAGTGATAAAGGCATACGCAATGTTCTGATTTATATTATTTTTAGGCTGTTCTTTTATTACTAAATAGCTTATCTTACACAGGTAATTACTGGTCAAATTGTAAGCATATCTCACACTTTTAGATCTTTGACCTAAATGCTTGTAACATTTGTTATCTCAGCTTGTGGCATAAAGCAGACGCTGGCTCATATATGACTCTATGTAACAGCATAAGTTCTAATCTTGAGCCAGTACAGTTAATGATTACAGCAATTTATCATTTTCACCTAAACTTAATTGCTCCTTCATCTCCTCTTCTTTTTGTCTGCGTTCCTCTTCCACTTTCTACGCTTCTTCCATCTCACGCATTCTCACATTATAGATTGAGCCTTCTGGCATCTGTACACGAACAGAGATAAAACGTCCATCGGGAATATCAATCGGATCACCATCGCTATAACCGTCAATATCATTACGAGCAAACTCAGGTGCGTTAGGATGAGTACGGTGATAAGTTTTAACGAGAATAGAACCGTCTTCATTAACTTCAGAATCCACCCAAATAAGTGGCTGTTTATTAACATCGAGTGGAATTTCAATACCGCCATCAATACCGCCCCAGCCAGCATCTGAATTAAATCCGAGTACACCTTCGATAAGATATTCACCCTGAGCTACTCGAGTAACCGTTGCGCCTTCTGATTCGTCGTTAGTTGTAAATGTGCCGTCAGGATTGATGTCGATGATTGGAGAGGCGCGTTTAATAAAACCATTGCTATCGGTTGTTGTATTAGCCTCGCTATATATCTTCCTTACTCTAGTAAACCCATCACTAATACTGACATCTGAAGTATATGAATATGTAACACCATTTGACGCATTAACAAATAAACCGGCCTTAATTGTTGAATTATAAGCAAGGTGAATACCGCATCCATGATTTGTAAAGAGGTTAGTCCCGCTACCACCACCCTGCATAAAAAAAGAAGTGTGATGGGTGTTTTTTAAATCATCATTAGTAAATGTTGGGTTTATAGAACCTAAACCATAATCACCAACTAGCATCAGTGTTCCACCTTTCCTTTCTGGAAATCTAATACTATTACCAGAACCATCATAGGAAAGATAAAATCCGTAAGGAACACCCTTTTCAGCTCTCAATAACCCAAAATAATTTGTTGGATTAGACTTATCTGAACTATAAAGCCCTTGGTAAGACATTAACTGACCATTAAATCTCTGAGTTTCTGAGTTTGTCAAAGAGGCTAATACAGACCAATCAGACCAAGCTTTTGCGTTTACGCGAATCCTATTAGCAAGCAATGGAGCTTGTACAGTACCACCCGACTGTATTTGTAAAACAGCTCCAGTACCATCCCCGCCTTGTCTTGTAGAAACAATAAGAGGCTTATATGGTTCAAAATAGTTAGCTGAATTAGCCCCACCAGCACCATAAAAACCAGCAGAAGTTATATCGTTAGCGTCAGGCGGTGTTAATGGTATGATAGGGCCATTATCGGCAGTTGCTCCAACACCAAAATCACCAACGTGAACCGTCTTATTATCATCCGCTTTCTTGCTAATATTCCCTTGCATCTTCTTAATACTATCGAGCGTGATAACTTCACCATTTGGCATTTCAATTTTTGTCTGCCCTGTTTCAGTCATCCATGTATTCATCGCATCGAGAAAATATTGCGTGTATGCATTTATTGCAATCATCGTTCTTGCTGCATCACTATTATTATCTGGCTCAGTAATATGAATCGAGAATGTGGTGTTCGTTGCTGTGGCTAATGCAGGGTGTGCTAATACTAATTCTGTGTCGGAATTAACGGATTTAATCATATACGGAATATTCGTGTTTCCTGATTTAATTAAAATAGTCATTCCGATATTAATGGCTGGATTATTATTTTTAAATTTAGTGCCAGTGCCTTTGACAATAGCAGACCCTGACACAGTAGAGACTGTGCCTGTTGTGTATATCATGATTTATTTCCTTATTGCTTGCAGGCTAATAGTGTTATTTTGAAATATCTATCTTCGCTGTCATATCTAAATACGCCTGGTGTATTCGCTTTTAACGTTGTTGATGGAGAATTCCAATAAACAAAGTCTTCATAATTCCCACCATTTTTAATTTCAAAAAATTTATCATCATTTAGCCATAATCGACACCACTTGCTATTATGTGTCGTCGCTATGGTGACTACTTGAATAACACGGTCAAAAGATTGTGCCGGTATTGTAATTGTTTCTCCATTACCAAGAGAATAAAACTTAACTATGTCACCTTCGATATTCTCCACTTTTAAAGTGCCCTTAATTTCACAATCCTTGTCAATAATCACATTATTCATTGTGCCTTTAGTTGCTTTAATTTCTCCTCTAAATTTTGCATTCTCAAATTCAGCATATCCATTTTTATTAATTATCCAGCCTGATTTCCCCGCCACATAATTATTTGATTGAATAACATTCCCTATTTTTGCATTTGTAATCGAACCATCTTCGATAAATAAATCTCGAACAAAGAATTGCCCGTTCTTGGCATACATGAATAATTCCATCTTGCCATTTGCAGGGTTATACCAAGCAAAGTTATTTGCGTTGTAACCAAAGAATGATTCGAGCTTTCCATTCTTAACTTGAGCGCTGATCACTTGCCCTGCTGCATTGTATTTCACGTTATTATGAACAATCGTAATATTGATTGAATGAGTGACAACACCGTCGCCTGATTGCTCAAATTCAGCCTGCATTTTTTGGTTAATCATGCCCTGCTGTTTGCCAAATTGCGCCTGTACCTGTTCTTCAGATTTAGCCATGGCTTTATTCGTTTCAGATATCGCTTCTTTATTTGTTGCAACATCAGCACGAATACGACCAACTTCTTTATCTGTATTGCCTAAATTCTGGTTGGTATCGGCTAAATTTTGGTTAGTTGTTTTTAACTCTGTGCGGATCTCCGTAGTTGTTTGACCGAAAGCTTTATTTAGCTCAGTAATTGACGTTTGAGTCTCTTTAATTGCAGACTTGTTGTCACCAACAGCAGAATAAATTTCTTTAACTTCCTGTGCCCATGCTTCGTTATCCGTTGCACGTACTTGCCATAGCTCTTTGATTCCAGCTTGTGATTGACCGTGTTTCACCAACAGACTGCGTGATAGTTGAGAGTCAGCATTACTAAGAATAATTGCTGTCTCAGCATTCCAATCCAAGCGTTCACTAAGTTGCTGGCCGGCTTCTGATGACATGAAGTGTCCATCAAGCTCTGGCAATATCGTACCTACATCAAACTCCGATTCTCCCCGAATAAACTCAGTCCACTCAGATTGATTGCCAGTTTTATCCACCAGCCTTGCTCTAAAATAAAACGCGACACCTGCCGATAAACCCGCCATTTCATAGGTTTTAGATGGGTAAGGAACATCAGATAACAGCATCAGACCTTCACCATCATTCGTTTTGCTGTACTGGATTTCAGTTTTTAATGTATCACTGGTGTTTTCACCAAATCCCCAGTCTAACTTAATGCCAAAGACTAATGGTGACGCTCTAAAGTTAATCGGTTTGGGTGGGTTACCCATTTTGCCTGTTAACGTTTTTTCGTCAGAATACCCCCACCCGCTGGAGATCTCAGAAGCATTAATGGCTCGAACACGGACTAAATATCGACCAGAATAAACATTAGGAACTTCAATAGAATTAATGGAGCTACGAGGCATATTGACCCAATTGCCTTCGTTTCTACGCCATTGCGCTTCATAAGAGATTGCATTTTCAACTTGTGGCCACTGTGCTCGCATCGTTTCAATGTTAACGCCTTGGCTTACAATGGAATAAGAGTCGATGACTATATTTTTCGGGGCTTGCTGGTTATTAGGAGGAATAACACTAATGGGCCGTTCATCTATCAATGCACCAGAATCAACGTGTTCATATTTACTGGGATCATGCTGAATGGCGGTAATAGTAAATTGATTAGATTCATTTTCAGTGACACTGACAACGCGATATTGTTGCGCATACAGCTCTTCTGATTCGACAACCCAAACACATTCTGCCTCTGGTATCTCACTGTACTCCGTTGTAACCGTGATCACTTTCCCTGATACTGTTTGTATCGTTCTTGCTTGAGATTGCCCTGAAGGAAGATTGAGAATTAAGCGATCACCACTCACAGCACTTGCAACGCGATCTAACGTGATATTTCTGCCATTGATGGCACTCACTCGACCGCCAGTGACTTTCCCTGACAACAGTTCATCAGCAACCGCGATAATGTAACCGGGTTGCGGAATGTTCCCATCCAATCCGACAGAAAATGTCACCATTCTGTCTTTATTGTTTGTCAGTATTCCCCAGCGCCCTTTTCTGTTTGCTTCACTTTGTCGGGTGCAACCAATTGCGGTAACTTCTAATTGATTAAACCCAAACCGAGAAACTAAATCAGGTTCAAACACTGGCTCCATTGCATCAGCATATCCATTTTGCGGATCTGAATACGAAACTAATGCCGTGGAATATTTTTCTTTACTGCTACTGCTTGAATAAATAAATTTTCCATCAATCACATTGGCTCGAGTATAGCTATAATCAATATCACGAGGCATATCCGCTAATGTTACAATCTGACCGCCACCCCAATAGGTCATCCCTCGAAAGATGGCTGCAAAATCACGTAGCACGTTATACGCTTCATTTCTATCTTGCACATAAACATCACAGACATAACGAGGTTCTGTGCCATCACCACCTTTCCCATCAGCTACTAATTGATCACAATACTGCGCTATACGGTATAACTCCCATTTATCAATCTGTTGTTGATTTATTCGTTGTCCAAGACCAAATCTATCGGAGATAACAATGTCGTAGAAAACCCATGCAGGATTATTGGTCCATGCCCATTTAAAGGAACCATCCCACACGCCCGTATAGGAGCGATCAATAGGATTGTAATTTGAGGGTATTCGGATTATGCGCCCTTTCGGTTTGCACGTTATTTGCGGAATAGAGCCATTGAATTGTTTAGAGTCGAATTCAATATAAAGTAACGCCGTATGAGGATAGGTAAACTTAGCATCAATGACTTCAGTGTAACTTTGCAAAACAACCGTATCACCAATTTTACTGCTATTAGCATCATTAGAGACTTTTCTAACACGTAGTGACCATGATGTTGTCGATTCAGGTAAATCAATTCTGTGTGCTCGCTCATAACCTGATGTCGTTTTTCCTTTCACGGCACTATCAATAACAGTTTTCCAGCTACCACCATCAGTTTGTAAATCAATGGCGTATTTAACTTCATTACCCACCAAATCCCCATTATCTTCTTGCTTGAATAATGAAGGCCACTTTAGACGAACTCGAATAGCTGATAATTGTGAATTGGTAAATGTGTGAACCCACGGTGTTTTACTCGAAATCGTTGAACCAACATTGATCTCATTTTCAGCACTAGGTAATCCTTGAATATAAGTCTGTGCTTGTGTGCCAGATCTAAAATCCCACGTTACACCACTAAAATTTGAATTTCCTTCAGTGTCTTCTAACGGCGTACCATCAAGAAAGATATTTTGTGCCGTTAACTCTCCGGCAAATTCTCCCTCACCCAATGCAATGAGTAACTTTGCTTTAGCAATAGATTGTAAATCATCGGGTTGTTCAACAGGCACACGAGGACTACCACCGCCCCCTTTTTGACCGTGAATTGTTTTTCTCATTAGATTATTCCAAATAGATTTATTGCTGATCTTCTACATAAATACCTGCAGAAATGATGGCACCACCAATAGTTCGTTCGCCATAAAGCACTGGCACAGGGTAACCTTGAGAAACGGTATTAGTAGGAGAGCCAAACGCATACGAAGGTTTGTTTTCACCCTGATCTTGCATTGCAAGACCTTTCGGTTGAGGTGAAAGCATTTGGATAACACCGCCGATAGCTACTGATGCGCCAACAGCAAATAAAAGGTTACTGGCCCATAATGCGGAACCCCAAGGTAGCCATATAGCGGCAGCAACAAGGACGGCACCAAAAATAGTCTGAAAAACACCACCTCTTTTGCTCCCCATCACAATGGGAACGATACGAATAATTTCTTCTGATATTGGAAAATTAAGATCATCAACACCAATATTCTTTTTCCCTTTAAATACGGCGTATGTTAATCCTCGTGATTTACTGGTATTTAAATACTGTTCAAATCCATTTAAGGTACAACAAAGTGCTCTGATTGCTTCTGATGTTGTCGTAATTATGCGCTGATGAGTTTTACCAAATGTTTTTCCTAATATTCCGCTTAACTCTATTGTTACCATCTTTTCTTCTTGCATAAAAACTCCATAAAAAAACCCGCACTTGGCGGGTAGGCATAAGAAATATAAGGTTATATCTTCCTTACTTTCTTCCTATTAAATCTTCGTTTAAATAGTTTCCTTTGAAATATCCTTTAGATGTACAGGTGTCAAATAATACCTGTTCATAAAATTTACCATCACCTATTTGCATAGCTGGATCTACGCCCATTTTTTGCCCTACGTCCGTAAGTGCAATTAATTTATTGTAAGCATTTTTAGTTACAAAACTTTTAAAAACAACCCAACCAGAATATGCTCCATAAGAATTTTTTGCGTTAACTAACCCGCAATATATATATTCAGGCTCATTATTAATAGAGATGACTCTTTCGCTTAATTTGAATTTTGCGCTTTCCCCATCTTTTAACCCATTGGATACCCATGCTTTGATTGTTATTTCTTCTTCTTGAGTTAATGGACGATAGTCAATTTTTTTATCATCAGATTGTTTTTGTGCATACACAAAACTAGGTAGTGCCAATAATGTCATAATTAAAAATGATAATAGATTTTTCACGATAAACCCTCTTCATGTAGACTTTTATTAATTCTTAAAATAATAACCGTTCTATCTCGCCAATAACCACCATAAGGAACTCGTTGGCTTAATCTCCCATAAAGGTGATGCAACAACATACCATCATCCAGAATAATACCGGCATGATTTGCAACATTAGATTGAACCTGCATAACAACCATATCGCCTGCTTGTGGTTCACCTTCTACTTTCACAAATCCCGCTTCTTGCCAATTATCCATATAGCGATCTTCACCTCGCTCCCACCATGGATAATCAACACGATAATCAGGTAATACAATATTATGTGTTTGCTTAAAATAACTCATTATTAGCCCCCAACAATCCGTAAAACCAAGCACAAATGGACGGCCAATAAGAGGAAGTTCGCCTCGAGGAAGAATTTCACGAAAATCCCCTTCGGGGTAACTGACAATATACCAAGGGATACCCAGTGCATCACATTGAGCCTGATCTAACTCAGAAGGCTGAGTCGTAGCATCTGGATGACTATGAACAATACCAATAACGACGCCTTGGTCTTCACATAATGCATATTCTTGGGGAGAAATAACGAAGTGCTCTTGAGGTGTTGTAGCTACATTTACACAAGGTAAATACGTCTTTACTCTGTATTTTTGTACGATAACGCCACATGCTTCTTTGGGATATTCCTTTTTTGCATGAGAAAATATCGCCTCTCGTATTTTCTTTTGCATCATTATTATTTCCGTAACAATGAGGTTCCGACAAAACCACCAAAAGGAAGAGGATTATTCTTACCGAATCGAGGCACACACCCCGTTTTCAATAAACCACTGCACTTATCTAGTGATGGATCGTCAACAGGATTACCCTGTTTATCAAAATAACCATTTTGCCCTGCATAATCACACCCATCTCCCGATTTATATTGCCCTCGTAAACACCATGTACACATTGAATGTAGTTGCCGAGTGGGTATCATCACACCTTGTAAATCCATTGGACTCGCCAGTGTAAATTCAACAAATTCATTTGTTTCTGCACTTTTACTATCAATATAAAAGACAGATACTCGCTCTTGGGTAGGATCTGCAGAAGCATTCCCATCACTAAAATTTTCTGCATCGAGATAATGAGAAAGTGTATCGTGAATAATCACTTTTGCTTTCAACATATCATCATAATGCAGACATAATGCGGTTATTGAGCTATCTAAATTAGCCACTGATAGTTTAGGATTAGCGCTAGATCCCGTTGTAGAGGACTCTAACCCTTCTATTTGAACTGGCCATGCCCCATATTCATTCCCTTGCCACCAAATGGACTTAGCCTCTATTTCTCCTTTAGCCTTTTGCATTTCCTCTTCCGTGATAGGAATATTGTATGCATGGAATCTCAGAATATTAGGAACACCAAATTCTGTACCATCAACTTCAAAAAGCCGGACAGTATTGCCCGGCTCTAATTTTTGATAATCGGCTGTGATCATGATTTAAATGCCTGAATAAAAACCAAAGAAAGGGTGTAATTTCCTGCACCGTTCGGAATGAGTTTGTGTTCATCACAACGATACAATCCAAGTGGCTCAAGAGGCGGTTTCCAGAAAAATGACTTTATTCCTGCGTGTTTATCAATAAAGTGACGGATAGCTGAAATGTAATTATCATCACCCACAAACTCCATTGCCCATTTCTGACTACGTGAATTTAAACCATTGCCAGAAACTTGTTCATAACCATCCCCAAACTTGACTTTCCTTGTGTTGTAAGAGACATCTTCAGTCGGGTTTATACGTGGACACCAAGTGAATGTTTCCATTTTTAACGGCCTCCTCGAGTTGCATTCCAAATTAAACCACCCGGCCTAATATCTTTAGACATTAACTCTCGGTAACGACTATCAACAAATCGGCCAATCTCCGCACCAAACTGCTCGAATCCATTCGTTGATTGAGTTTCTGAATTACCGTTACCATCAATGGTAATGTAAACCTGAGGTGCTGAAGGAGCGCCCTGATTATTACCACCAACAACTCTAACCCCTAAGTTGCCATCTGCAGTTCGAGTTAATGGCATTATAGCCTCACTCCCTGCCTCACCCATGAGTCCGAGATTAGGCGCGCCCCCCTTAGCAAAGGCAAAATAAGTGGGTGAGCTAACGATCTGATTACTATAAGAACCTAGACTTTCTGAACTATGTACCCCACCTTTAGCATGAGCAACACCACCTAAAAATCCACCAACAGCGCCCATCCAACCACCAGCACCGGCCATTGTATTCAGGCTATTCACTATTGCCGCATTAATGAGTACATTCTGAATAGATTTCAACACGCTAACAGACCAATCTTTCCAACTGGCTTTATTGCCATTTAATTTATCGCTGATTGTGTCAACCATTCCTCCCATCGCATTTTGCACGACAGAGGCTGTTTGAGCAGCGTAGTTACCGCTTTCTTGAACCCAATCTTTCATTCCTCGCGTTATACCTGCGGTCCAGTCAGATTCAGCGAGCGCTATATTTCGATACTTAAGATCTAATGCATCTAATGCTTTAGATCTGGCTTCAATATCTTCTGTTTTCTTCGCAGATTCATTGTAGATACGGTCTATTTGCTGGCTTTCTTCAAAGTAGCTTTTTTCTCTTGAACTCATGCTATTGGTTTGAGTCGCTAACGTAGCTTCATCGTTAAATTTGACTGTGGCTTCTTGCAGTTTTTTACGAGCCTCTTCCATATCACGATGCTTTTTCACGGCATCATCAGCTTTTTGCGTCCATTCTGCGAGAGCGACAGATGAACGTTCAATCGCTTCTCTTTGCTTATCAGTCCATTTAGCCCCATTTTCATGTGATGCTGCATAAAGAGAAGCAGCTTTTTCGCCTTGTGAAGCTCTAACCTTCTGAACCTCTGTTGCCACACTTAAATCTGCTATCTTCCGCTCATATTGCTCTGCGGTTCTTTCAGCTTCTTTTTGCGCCTTTTCATAGGCGCTTTGTGTTGCCTTTCCTGTTTGAAGAGATTCATTTAGCTTTTGCTGACTCCTGTATGCTTCGACCTGATTTTCAATATATTCTCTTCTAGCATCAGCAAATTCTGGTGTATTTAATAACCCGGCATCATCAGCAGAAAACTCTGCTTGTTTGACTATTTTGTCCTCACCTGACAATGAAGATAGAGTCTTATTTCTTTCTGAATTATCTATTAACGCTTGCTGTTTATCAGTTAATGTTGCATTGGGAATGCGCATTGGAATATTAACTAATGCCTGTCGAGTTGCTAAGACACTATTACCAATGTTCATGATTTGATTGAATTTAGTTTGCTCGGCATTCATTAATAGTAGTGATTGATGGGTTTTATTTTGTTCTAAGTCCTGCTGACGTATAAGAAAATTCCGTTGACTGTCTACCGCATTTAATGCGCTTGTTGTTCTTTCTTTCTCTTGTTCCATTTGAGACAACCGTTGAGTTTCAACGGCTAATGCAGATACGGTTTCTTTTATACGCCATTGCAATCTTTCTCTTGCTACACCTTCCGGCAAGTTATCCGCTTCACGTTGAGCACTTACTATGCCACGCTCCATGTTTTTGATTTTAGCAATTTGCTTTTCGTATTCTTCAATTTGAACTTCAAGCGTTTTCTTTATATTTTTTGACTCATCATGCGACTGCGATAAAGTCATGTTAGGCATGCGTTCTTTGAGAGTATCTAGCGTATTGGCATACTCAAGGGCAGATCTTCTCGCCTCTTGCTGGCGCTGATGCATAATATACCAAGCAGTCGCTCCCGCCATCACGAGACCAGGAACTCCACCAATTAACCCCATTGCACCACCAAGAAGACGTGTTCCAACTGAAGTTACTCTATTGAGGTTTTCTTGTACCGTGCGTCTAGCAGAAATATTCCGGTTTAATGTTCCTTGTGCGGAAGCTAAGCGACGTTCAGCCAATGCTTGTTGTTCAACACTTTGTGCTGCTAACCTTGCCTGTTGAGCACGATAGACTGCCGCCCTTGCTCTAGCCGTTGATATTTTGATACCTTGCAATTGAGCTTGAGCATGTGCTATTTCACTTTTTGTTGCACGCGCAACCCCAATGGTTGCATTTGCCACACTTGTTGTTAACCCACCAAAATAACGCGCCAACCCCAAACCAATTAACACGCCAGAAACAGAGGCTATACCATCAATATTGTTAGCGATCCCTTCCATTGCGGTTGATAGTGTGCGAGTAGCACCCGATGTTTCATTAACATTGCCGATCCATGCCATGAACGCATTTTCAATCTTCTGAGCCGAACCACTAACCGTTGTAGGCAACTGCGCAAATTCAGCACGTAACTGTTGCGTATTCGTCAGGATAGGAACAATTTTATCCATCGTGAGCAGCCCATTTTGCGACATTTCACGCAGACCACCAATCGTCGTTCCAAGCCCATCGGCGAGCATTTTTGCTAATCGACCACCATTTTCCATCACAGCATTAAATTCTTCACCACGAAGCAAGCCTGATGCCAAAGCTTGGCTCAACTGTGTAATAACAGAACTCGCTTCTTGAGTGCTGGCACCAGAGAGCTTTAATGAAGTTGCAATGGTTTCGGTGACTTTAGCAACATCACTTGAAGCATAACCCGCATCACGCATGGATTGTGCAACACGGCTGTATAGATTCGTATTCGCTGCAATGGATGTACCTGTTCTTTGGCTCAGCGTCATTAACTCTTGCTGTACTTGTTTAAAATCCTCCATCGAGGTAGACGCTAATTTCAATCGACCGCTGAGTTGACTCCATGTGTCTGCATAATTGATAAGTTGTTGCGTTGCAAAAGCCCCTGCAAATGCACCCGCAACGCCTGATACAGTATTTTTAATGGAGGATAACTCACCATTTAGATCATGGATGGCGCGTTGCATTTCACGAGATGCGCCACTGGCTCGTCGTCCTCCTTGCTCGATGATCCGATAATAGTTTTCTCCCATACGCGAAGCACGCGCTATTTCAGATTGAAACGAGGAAGAATTAGCAGAAATTTTAATAATCAGTTCACGCAGTTTTGCCATTTTATCCTCGCAAAAATAATTAATTTTCTGAAATAGACTGAAAGAAATTCTCTAACCCATTAGAACTATCATCACTTTCTTGGGTTGCTTTGGGATCCCAGCGTAAAAGCACATCAGAAAGCGTGCATTTACCGCCTTGAGAGTGATAAATAGAAGAAACGATATGTGCTGTTTGAATATCACTGCGAATATCACCGATGGGATTAATGCGATCAAAAGCCATCCACATCCGAAGTTCACTCAAGCTCATTTGGCGAGTGAGTTCATCAAGAGTGCGCCCCATGCGGAGCGCCAATGTCATTAAAAAGAAAGTATCAGGCTGGGCTACTTTTTTTCTGCATCATCAACCGAAATAGTTAAATCGAGCGCTTGTTTTAATAAACGAGAATGCACAGGGCCATAAATAGCCATCACATCGTTGATGTCTGATTCATCAAAAACGACATCCCCGTTTTCATCACGCAACACATCAATAAACATCACAACATCGGCACGTAAATTACGTTGTGCAATTTCAATGTCAGATAACGAATGTTCATCCTCTGCATTATCATGATGAATAATTTCACGCCATTTCATCCACGCAGGTGATGACGGCTCACGAAGCATAACAACCGCATTTCCCCATTCAGCAACATTCACTTTCTTTGTGCGAAAGGCATTCTTTTCACTTAAAGCCAGTGATTTTAATGACGGTTTTTTCATGGTTATTCGCTACCTTTATTTAAATTAACAGTCCCGTTTTTAATCGGCTTAGATTTACCTTTTAAACGTAGGGTAAATGAAGCAGAAACCACACCCGAAGTAGAAACACTCCAACTGTTTTGACGTACTTCGGCTAAAAATGTATAGCCAATACCCGAAGGGAACTCCACTTTAAATGCATGAACTTCATCATTTTCATACGCGGTACGTAATGTTTCTTGCCCTTCATCATCGGTGAAATTACCATTAATGGTGAGCTCTGCAGGTGCGGATAATCCATTGGTAACTTCTTGCTCCTCAGAGCAGAGCGTGGTGACATCAATATCTGATTTCTGCCCACCGGTATAACTGATCTCTTTTGTTGAGCAAGAAATCCCTAAAAATACCGCATCAGCTGGGTTAACTTCTGTTGCGGGTAATTTCGAGACACTGATTTTAGTGCCTTGTGTTTTTTCATATTTACTAGACATGATCATTTCCTATTGGCATAAAAAAACCACCCGAAGGTGGCTTTAGTGTGAATAATAAGGCGATGCTATTGCCAAACTTGGCACTCAAATGTTGCTCTAAACAATCCTGTATCTGGCTCGTAGTCTTGTTTCTCTGAAATTTCAACAGGGCTTAATTTTGTTAAGGCATTAGCAAATAACAAGCGAAGCGTTCTCGCCTCATCAATCGTATCGGCATAAACATCAACCTGAATATTTGTCATCGTTTCGGCTTGCCCCTTCAGTACATCGCCTTTGACATCGTACAAAGAGAAGGCACACCAAGGCGCTGTTATTGCAGGGCTTGATTGTGGAGCGACATACGGAAAAACTTTATCAGGTAATACAGGAGATAAAATTGCGTAGATATCCGCCTCTGTCATTTTCCTAGCGCCTCATCAATCGCTCTATTTAATTCGCTAATGGCTAAATTGGCTGCCTTATCCGATTCACGATCAAAAGTAGGACGTATAAAAGGCCTTGGCGCCATTTTAGAAGTACCCTCTTCAAGAAAGCGCCAATAAAAGGCATTGTTAGGATGATCACTTTTCATGGATGTATCACTGTTTGTGCCTGATGCGTTACTCCCTCGAACATAAACGCCCGAAGAAACCTCGCCTTTATTGCGCATTCTGTGATTACGGGTCACTATATTTCGTGCTAATTTTCCCGTCTTTCGTGGTGCGGACGTTCTAATTTCATCACGTAATAACGTCGCGGCCGCATTGGTTGCTTTTCGCATCGCTTGATGACTTTCAGCTCGACTTAAAACATCTAACTCTCTTGATAAGTCGAGTAGATCGGAGAAATCCAAATTCATGATTGTTTAACTCCTTGTTTGCATAGCAATTCTAATCGAGTCAATTTCCCATCAGGGATGACTGACTGAATGTCATAAATTTGCTCACGCCAAACCATTCTGCAGGTACTGTTAATATCGGATCGATAACGCATCCACACTCTAACAGTAACCTCTGACATTTCAGCATTAGCGGATATCAGTTCACGACCAGAAAGATGTTTTACTTCGCACCGCACTGAAGCGATATCAACCCACTCTTTTTTAAGTTGCCCTGAAGGTAATTTAATGGGTACGTTCTGTTGAAATATGACAGTTTGGCGCAATCTTCCTGCTTTCATGATTGCCCTCGCATAGGTCTGATACGATATTCACGCAATGCATTACATAGCGACTCGGGGAGTGATTGACCTTCACGATTCTCATACCAAAAACCGACCATTTGCATGAGCCTCATTTTTATATCTTCGGAAAGAAGTAAGCCATAATGATCATTTTCAGGTATTTCATCATCATACAATTTTCGGTTTGTTAATCTTTCCACTTCGGCTATCGCTGACAATAGATTTTGTTGAAGCAAATCATCATCCTGATCACCATCGATATAACATTGGCGTTTCAATTCATCGATAGTTGGAAATGCCATGAGACCTCCAATAAATCCTGCGACCTATCTCGATCGCAGGCATAAAAAAACCGCAATTAAGCGGTATATATGAAGCTGAGATACATAAACTCAGATTATTTAGTGGCTCCCGCTTTCAGCAACTTCACCGCATTACTGTCAACCAACATAGAGCCAACACGTTTCGTCGTATAGAAATGTACAAACGGTTTGTTGGTGTATGGGTCACGTAACATACGAACACCAATACGATCAAGAATAGTGTAACAGCGGTTGAAGTTACCAAAAGCAATCGGCACAGCGTCAGCAGAGACATCAGCAAATTGCTCATTTTCTGCAATGCCATACCCTAATAATGCAGAAGGTTGCCCTAATTGCAGACCGGGTTGCCACAAATAATTACCTTGAGCATCTTTCAGTGTGCGAACTTGGAATAATGTATTGTTATTCATCATAAATTTAGCACCTGCACGATAAACCTTTCGCATGGTGTAAATCAATTTCATGACTTCATCGGCGGTGATTTCTGTCGGTTTTTTCAATAACAAATGCTGTAGCTTACCCCACTCACGCTCTTTATCGCCTTTATCGTCACTGCCGTATGCCAACAGGCCTTTAGGCTTTTTAATACCGTCACCGTGGGTAAATACCGCTTCTTCTTGTTCTGCAAATTCTGTGGCTAACTCACTGGTGATGAATTGCTCAACATTAAAAAAGGCATCATCAAGCATAGTTTGAGTAGCAGCAGGATTACCATAAATTTCACCCCAGAACGGTTCAATAGAAGCGAGTTTTGATGTGTTGGTTTCAGGGCGTTTGTCCACTTCACCTACCCAACCACTACTTGTGCCACCTTGATTAATCAGGCGTTTAAACTTCTCTGTGCCAACCGTAATCACATTACACTCTTGGCGCATAACCACTTCATCTCGCAATGCCGTAATGATATTACGATCCAGTTCTTCAGGTACCGCATAACCTCCGTCAGGATCTGAACCGACCTGCATTGCTTTACGCTCTAATTCCGCAAGGCCATCATCTGTACCTTTACGCACAAATAATTCAAACGCGGTTTTATGCTCAGAGACATCTTTATTCGTCACGTTACCATCTGGACGTTTAACTGAAGCTAGTTCCGCTTCTAAATTGCTTTTTAATTCATCCAGCTCTGATAATTTGCCATTTAAGGTATCAACCGTTTCTGATAACTTGCTTTTTTCAGCTTCAATCGCATTGATACGTTTATCATTCGACTTTTTAAATTCGTCAAACTGACCTTTTAATTCCTGAGCAACTTCACTGACATCTTTATGATCAATAGGCATAATTTTTCCTTTATTATTTAAAAATAGATTTCAATGTTTCTAATGCTTCTTGCTCAACATCACGCAGAGAAAGTGCATCGTAGCCTTTGGCCATAAAAGCCTTAGCTTGTGTTCGCGAAAGCCCAACATCGCGCAGGACTCGCTCAATACTTTTTTGTGTGGGTAATTCACCACGAGCAAATGCCGACTTCACATCACTGACTCGCGCTTCATCATTGGAAGGAAATGTCACTAAGCTGACTTCCCATAGGTCGATTTCTTTCAGTAGAAAGGCATCTTTACTGCGGTCATATTCATAATCTTTAAGAATGTAACCAATAGAAAGGCCGGAGAGTGATCCGGCCTTCATATGAGCATGTGCACGTTTAGATAAAGGATCGTCATCAATTAACAGACGACCTTTTACATAGAGTCCGGTGCTGTCTTCTCTCATCTCGGTATAAATACCAATAGGCTCAGCCATTTGGTGTTGCCAAAGTAAGGCAGGTAACGCACCTTTTTCTTTCCACTGAATCAGGGAATTAAGAAAAGCCCCCGGCATCACAATATCGGCATAACTGTCTTTCACCCCGAAAACGGAGCCGTAGCCTTCAAACTCGCCAGAGTCACTAACAGACTTAATTTTCAATGGCACATCAAGCCGTTGTTTGGTCATCATCGGCATGCGCTTTCTCCTCTTGTTTTTGGGTTTCTGGCTTAGTGGTCATGTTCATCGGTGTGAGATAAATATCACCACCCTCACGAGGATTTAATTCTTCGAGTTCACGACATTCATTAGGCGAATAAATCCCCCAGTTAATGCCTGTTGAGTAGGCTTCAAATCGCGATTTCATGTCACCGCGTAATAAAGCACCAGTATTAAATTTGGCATAAAAAGTGCCTTGTTTACTGGCTTTTACTAGTCCTGCATTAATGCGTTGCTCTATACGAATAAGGTAGGGAACAAGTGAGTAATTAATAAAACCAATACCCAAGTTTTCAATGTTATTGAATGTGGCACGATCGGTGTTTTGCACCATATGAAGAGGAACGCGAAAAATACGGCAAATTTCCTCTAACTGAAACTTGCGTGTTTCAAGAAATTGCGCATCTTCAGCCGATAAACTAATTTGTTGCCACTTCAACCCCATTTCTAAAATCATCGGTTTGTGTGCATTGGCTAACCCTTGGTGCCGTTCACCGAAGTCAGATTTCAGTCTTTCGTAAGCATCATCTTTTAGATATTGATCAGTTTGTAATACACCACTTGTCACCGCACCGTTTCCAAATAAACGCGAACCATGCTCTTCGGTGGCTAATCCTAAACCAATGGCTTGACGTGCATAGGCGATCGGACTTAATCCCACTAGACCATCAAGAGTAAAAATCCGCACATGCCAGATTTCTTGCTGTGTCAGTGTTTCACTTTTACCATTTGGAAATGTCACCTGATACTCTGGCTCCCATTGGCTATTTAATTTTGGCGTGACACAACTAGGATCGAGAGGTAGTAATTCAACCACTTCGCCTAGGGCGTACACCTTATAAGCATAAAAATTTCCCCTTAAACACAAACAGGCAATTAATAGTTCCCAAAGCTCTTGAGGTGTCATGTAATTATTGGGCTTAACCGCCAGTAATTTGTGTAACCGTTCTTTGGTGGCGCGTTTATTTCCTCTTTCTAATTGTTCATATAAAGAGCATGGCAACATCCCTACCGATTCTGCAAGAACACGAATACAACTAAATACAGAAGTCAGTTGCATAGCGAGTTGTGTACTGACTCTTCGACCAGAATAAGTGTCATAAGACAATCCAATTAACTCACTCAGTTCTGATGAGGTCATCTCTTTCTGAGATTTCTGAAATAACCCAGGAAAAAACATTATTCCTCCTTGTTATTTCTAGGTTGTCCAAGCGCTCTTGAAACAAGGTATGACCATAAAAGGCACAGTAAACCCGCGCAAATATACCCTATCGGTGGGTAGATTAACCAAGCGCCCCATGACAACAAAAAAGCACCCGCAATCCCAACCAATAAGGCTGTTATTGTTAAAAATTTCATTAAATTTCCTTAGAGAGAGCGTAAGCCTCGAGAAGCGAGGACATCAGAGAGGTTTTGTTCCTGATCTCCACCATTCACCAATAATCGACTCATACCCGTAAATAGTGCAACAGGGCCGTCAATTTTTGCCTCGGGTGTGGATTTATTAGGGAAAATATTGTCATTTTTATCTGGTTTAACTGTGACGTTCGACATCATCCAGTTCATAACAGGGTGTTGACCATGATGAAACTTGCCCGCATAAACCAGAGCTTCAATCTCTTTCATGGACTCGGAAAAGTTACGTACCGTTTGAGCAACTTCAACAAGGGGTAGCCCTTCTTCAGCCAGTGATAAACTAAATTGTGTCGCACTCCATGGGTCAAAACCTAGTTCGTTTAAGTTCTCGCCCGTCACCCATTCGATGATTTCTTCTTTAATTTGAGCATGATCGACAACTTCACCATCAGTTAATTCGAGATACCCCATATCAGCCCATTTGCGGTAAAGCTCCGCCATTTGTTTAGAACAACGCTCAAGTCGGTCTTCGGGTAACCAAAACTTAAAATCAGCATGAACATGACCGTTATCGGGCTGTTTCCATACTTTAGCTGCCGCACAAATATCAATTTTATTAGCAAGGTCAACACCGACCCATAACGGATAAGTTTGTAATTCTTGTTGTGATGCGAGTTCAGGAGCACTATCCCACTTCATCATATCCATCCATGAAGATTCAGCCGTGACCCAAATATTCATGTGTTTGGTGAAGAAGTTAATCCGTGCAGAAACCTGCTCTTTGGCTTTCTTGGCTAAACGGCGTAAATCATCCCAGCGCTTACAAACACCGAGACCCGGATTCGCTTTTTGCCACACAGTTTCATCAAAGGGATCATCGTCTTTATCTAAGGTGTAAATAATCGCGAAAAACGAGTCATCATCCACTTGGCCACGAAGCACTTTAATACCGTAATCTCGTAGTTCGTAACAAATCCCCTCCTTATTAAAACCCGCAGTGGTGATCCCAAAAAGAAGAGACTGCAGACGCGCACCGGTGGCGGTTTCTAATACATCCCACACATCACGAGTTTTGTGTGCATGCAATTCATCAACAATGCCACAATGAATATTTAAACCATCAAGGTTATTGGCATCACTGGAAAGAGGTTCAAACTTAGAGGCGGTTCTTTCTTGATAGATAGCGAGTTTATTAAATTCAAATAAACGACCTAGTGTCGCTTTGGACTTCTTCAGCATATTCTTCGCATCTTCAAACACAATACGCGCCTGATCACGCGTCGTAGCTGCTGAATAAACTTCGGCACCGCCCTCACCATCAGCACCGGTCATATACAGCCCAATACCTGATGACAATGTGGATTTTGCATTTTTACGTGCAACCTCGTTATAAGCTGTGCGAAAACGACGAACAAAGACAACATCACCGTCTTCATCCACAACTTCTTTGCCTGTTTGTTCATCAATTAACGGAATAACAAAACCAAAAATATTAATTAAGATAAAAACATGCCAAGGCATTAAATCAATGGGCTTACCGGCTAATGCCCCTTTGACATGAGGAATAAAATTGTAAAAATCGAGTATGTGCTGTGCGCGATCTTCAATGAAATAGATGCCACGCTCAGGTCCATGCTCTAAATCATTCAAAAACCGTTGGCACGCTAAACGTACCAGTTCGCACGCAACAATTTCTCCAGCAACCACCTGTTCGGCGTACTGAATTCCATCTGCTACGATTGCCATTCATCATTTGCGCTTTTTCAAAAATGCCTCAAAAGGATCTTCTTCGGCAGGAGTGTTCATAGTGACTTTTGCTCGAGAAGCGGGAGTCATACCAAATTCACTTAACATGGCACGAATACGTTTCCATGCATCGGCCTTCATTGCAGCGGATGGATGCGCCTTTATCATCAATCCACTTTCTGTATTGTTTTTGTAGGTATAGCCTTCTTCATCGAGAACATCACAATGATGTCGATATTCAGTGTAAGCTTCGACGAGTAACTCCAATGCCTTAGCATCCATCTGACTCATGACACCCATTGCATCAAGTTCTTCAGCAATACGCTTAAACCAATACTTACCTTGCTTAGTGAAATGCTTCGGAGTTGGGGGTACCCCTTTTGGCGGTTTTGGCTCTTTTTTATTAATCGGTCGTTTTGATGGGTTCCCCCTCACCAATTGCAGATGTGACGGGGTTTTAGGCGGTCCAGCCATAATAGAAATCTCCTATCAATAATTGCTTGGGGTTCCCCAAAAAAAGTTTTCTAACCTGCGGTGATGTGAAAAGAGGTAAGGGGGCGGTCCTATAAGGCGAGAGTGGTAGAGATTTGACCCTCCCCTCCTACCGGTGTTTTATAATTTCATTTTGAAATTAAATATTTTTATAACTTTATATATTCGTTATATATCAGTATGTTATATTTAATACTAAATTCTTTCTTTTGCTGTCTTAGTTCTATGACATGGAATACATAACGACTGAAGGTTTTCTTCCGCATCGGTACCCCCATGTGCTTTAGCAATGATGTGGTCAACTGTTTTCGCTTCGGTGGCTCGTCCTGACCTTAAGCATTCTTGACACAGATACTTATCACGTTTGAGTATGCGTGCTCGTAACTTATCCCATTGGGTACCATAACCACGTTGATGACGAGACTTACCACGCTGGTGGGTTTCCCATCCTAAGTTCTGATGATCTTCACAGTAACCGTTACGTTCTGTTGTTGTCTTGGCGCATCCCTGTTTACGACACGCGCGAGGTATACGAGGTGGCATGTGATCTCCTATAACCTAAAGAGGAGAATAATCCTCATTGATTTTAAAGGTGGGATTTCTCACCTTTACTTCTGACTACACCACGTTCTGTTATTTAAATCACTTATGGCTTGCGAAAATGCTTGATGCCGAGTTTCTATTACTCTTTTTAACTCATTGATAGCAACATCTTGTCGATTAGCTTGCATGTGTAAATCTGCCATTTAAGCCTTGATGTCTGGTTCTAACTTACCGCCAGTAATTACACCGCTGAATACAGCCTCACTTGATGCACAGCACTTTAGCTTTCCCAAATCAATAACAGCATCTTTCATAAAATAATTACCTGAACCTGCAATAAAGAAATCATTGCTTTGCTCAGGCTTAACGCTGACCTTGATTCCTACATCTTGCATTAGTTGCTTAATGCGGATTAGTTGCTCTTCTAACTTATCTAGATTTGCTGTATCTACCGTTACTTTTAATTTATCTGACACAGTGCTCTCCAACAAAAAAAGCGGTACAATGCCCCCTGATCAAATATCAGGGTATAAATAAATATCCATTAGATTATTTGAAGTATTCAGTCCTGAGAAACTTACTAAAGAAATGGCTGATTTACTTCGGTATGAGGTTTGCATGAAACTAGAATTTAACAGTGTCAAAGTATTTTCTGAATTAATATCAGATCCCAATACATCTAATGTAAGGGTATCTCTCTACGGAATTAACAAGGATAATGGTGCAGAGGAGTTCACCATACATCTTTACGTTGATGACGTGAAAAATAAAACTATCAAAGAAATACATGAACAAGCTGAAGCTGAACTACTTGCAAGAATAGACTCATACGGAAAGTAACCGCTTTGGTTCTCCATTTGTTGCCTGTTGTTGGTTGATGATATTATCCATTGCTTGTGAAAGCGCTTTTTTAATAACGTTTGATTCACAGTTCGTTGATTCCATATCATCGAGCTGTTTTTGTAAGTCTGTAATTTATTGTCCTTGTCGTTCTACTTGTGCTTATAGTGCACGAATTTCTATTCTTTATTGAATATTCACAACTACCTATCATTAAAAAATCCACCAGCTATTAACTGATGGCTATGAAACTTTACAAATATAAAGTGGCTATTATTTAAACAATAGCGTACTGTCATTTAACTCATTGTGTTTCACTTGAACTATAAAAATTGATAATTTTTTAATGTAATAGTTGCTCATCTCTGATGAGCTATTTTTTAAATTATAAAAATAACCCGATTACTCAGTGACAATAAAAGTCATGAATAATTATATTTTTAACAGTTTATAGTTAGTTTCCCTATTTTGATCTGCTCACTCCTATTCGGGTGAAATTACCAACCTTACATATACCTTTCTTATAGTGGCGATTATTTAATATTAAAACTATCTACCCACTTATAATTATATTTTTTTGCACAAAACAAATTAACTATAGGAGTAACATTATGGGACTTTTTGAGAAAGCTGAAGGTAAAGCCACAGAAACCCTAGGTAAAGCACAAATTAAATATGGAGAAGTAATCGATTCTCCTGAGCACATAATAAAAGGTGAGGCAAAAGAAATTTGTGGTGCTGGAAAACAAGTAACATCGCAATTACTCGATTCCGCACAAGAATGTGTCAAAAACACACAACTCGGAATTAAAAAGAATCCACTAACTTCGGTAGCCATTTCTGCAGGTGTCGGTTTTGTTATTGGTTATCTATTAAATAAAAAATAGTTTTTACAATTTTGTTTAATTCCCCTTCTCTTGTTGAGGGGGATTATCACAAACACTCCATTCTAATGTAATCTTGTAACTCTAATATCACTGACTCTAACTCTGCAATTCGCTCTGAGAATAACCAATAATTTCTGATTGTGGTGTTAGTAGGTCTGACTGCGGTTGCATCATCATGTATCACTACGTTACCTTAATTACTTACGGCTTCCCCGTCAGCCTGATGAAATCAACCATCCTTTCTGCAGATACAAAAAACACCAGCTATTAACTAGTGGCTATGAACCTTTACAAATATAAAATGGCTATTATTTAAGCAACAGAGTACGGTTGATGTTCCAGTGAAGAGCGACCTGTTCACTTGGGCAAAATAATAAGATCCATGTTATCTAAAACATTCAGACCCCCATTAAACCCGCGGGTCTATTTTTTTACTTTCTTCGCTTCAATTTCCCGTATTGCTTTTAATTGCTCATTAGCTTTTTCTATTGTCGATAACAAGGAAGGTATCCATAACACCACTTGGCAATATGTTAAAGTTCGGACGGTAGAGGCACTAACACTGGTTGAGTCAATGTCTTGGGTATCTCTATACATTGACCGTAACTCATAGGTGTGCTTGAGCAACCCATCAGTAATATGTTGAGGAACAAGCAAATCACAAGTCGGCTCTTTTTTAAGGATCGTTCTATATTCAATGATTTTCTCCTGTGATTTTACATCTGCCTGAATGCCATAGCGGTAGGCTGTAGTCGCTATTTGATTAAATCTATTAAATTGAAATATCTGATCACTTAACAGCTTTGAGTAACTATTATTTTCTTTTGTTAATTGCTTATTCTCTACTATTAAATTATCTCTTTGAGTAATGATATCTTGTATGATGTTGGCAATATAACCACCAGTAACAACTCCTACCATCACAATGACAATGTAAATTTTCCACTGCTTCATGATTAATACCTGTGATGTGAAAGGGCTATCTGACAGCGCTTTTCTAAACTGGCTTTATCATCAACACATGAATTATCAATTGAGATATAAATGCCACCAGCGACTGTGATGAGTAGAGTAAGGATAAAACCGACGATGATGATTAAAGGCTTCCGCGACATAATGCTGACTCCGCCTCTCTACGACTGACTAGCCCTCGCCATATCTTTCCACCCGCATAAACCCAACGCTTCATTTCTTCACAGGCGCCATACTGATCACCTGCATTTAATTTCTTTAGCAACGTAGAACGTGCAAATGCTGTGGTACCGACATTAAAAGCAAAGGAATATAGAGAAGCTTTTGTTTTATCATCCAGCGGTACTTTAATCAGGGTATCAACTTGCTGCTGCGTTCTAATAAAGTCTTTCTGCAGTAATTCGTCACACTCTTGCTGTGTATATGTCTTACCTTGAATGATGTCATTTCCAGTGTGGCCATAACAAACCGTCAGAATTCCAGCAACATCATGGTATGGCTCATAACGCACTCCCTCAAAATAACCAATCACTGTTAGCGCAATGCTTACCGCACCAGCACTCGCGACTGCTGTCACTTTCTGTTTTAGGTTCATTAAATGTCCTTTTTAGCTTTAGTCAGCATCTCGCCAACTATCTTTTCTATGTCTTGCGGATCACTAGAACAATTACGGTGAACTAATTCAGCAAATAACGCTGTTCGTTTTCGTTGTTCTCGCTGTGTCATAAAATAAGTTGCTAATCCAAGGAGCATGCTGAATCCCATCCCTATTACAAATCCCCATTCATACAATGAGAGACTTGCAAAAAAGGCAGTTAAGCCAGCCGTTCCGTAGGTAGCATTGGTCAATTTTTCCATGCGCATATACACCCCTACGGAGTGTCCGAGTTTAGTTAAAGGGATGCAGACACACAGCTCTTATGTGAAGTGATTGATGTGTGATTGATACTGTGGTCTGGAATGTATAAATAGATGGTGGGCACAACTCTACCTGGTGTGCGATTATCGATATCTCTGCATGAGGCTTTCGATTATTAATAAAACACCGCTCGCCAATAAGCTTTGTATTTAGATCGGGTAACGAAATAATGAAATGACCAAGCTAAATTTAATTGTTCTTTAGTCTTACCAGATAGCTTTATACACAGATTAATAAATAGATTTTTCATATTTTCTCCAATAAAAAAGGCCACCGAAGTGACCTTTGATTTATTTGAATATTTTACTCATCATCCCAATTTACTGGTTTTGAAATACTATGAAGCCTTACCACTGGAGTATTTCCTCTACTACTTACTTCGGTTCTTATCGTGGTATCTTCTCGAGGTGTAAACTCGATATTGATGTCATAACCAATACCGGCATGATCATCGCATAAGTAAGCCTTAGTATTGGGAGCCCAAATTGCAGAGAGATTATCTAACTCTCTTCTAAGTCTAATACCAATAACTTTATCTGCAACTTTACCACAGACAATACAACTTCCCGACATACAAATCTCCTTTTAGTGTTTACTGCTTTTTAACAATACCACACCAAAAGAACTCTTAAATAAAATTTATCTAATTACTTGGTATACATCATAAATTTATTATAGACCTTTCCTTTCAACCCTAATCTTTGCTTACTAACTGCACAATATTCTTCAGATAACTCAAAACCAATACCTGTTCGAGACATTTGATCTGCAACTTTAACTGTTGTGCCAGAACCAGAGAATGGGTCAAGAACAATATCACCATCAACTGAAAACAGCTTAATAAACCATTCAGGTAGAGCTTCAGGGAAAGCTGCGCTGTGTTTTTTATTGCCACATTCAGTTGCCAGGTGCAACACATTGGTCGGGAGAGCCATTTCTCGACCAACCCAATTTTCTATTTTCTTGCCAAACCCGCTTCCAACTTTAGATTCATCGCGTTTTTTGTCTGCATCCGAAAGATTTTTTAGTCGTGACTTTGTCCAATCACCCATTGGGACTTTCACCGCATCCTGGTACATCGCAAACTTTTTACTTTTTGTGAAGTGCAAGCATCGTTCCCATGAGTCTCTAAATCTGTTGGGCCATTTTCCTGGAAAGCTATTTTTTTTGTGCCAGATATACTCTTCAGTCCATAACCATCCTTGCTTTCTCAAAGCCAGGATTAACTCTAAAACATATGTATGTCGCTCACCGTTCATGGCTTTTTCTTTTATATTAAGAATAAAAGAACCTGAAGGCTTTAAAACACGAAGAAGCTCTTTCCCTATGGGCTCAAACCACTCAACATAGCGATCAGGGTGTACACCACCATAAGTGCTTTTTCTCTGATCAGCATAAGGTGGTGATGTAATGATAAGGTCAACCGATGAATCAGGCATGAATTTGATTAATTCTAAGCAATCACCGTTGTATATTGCTGTTTTTTTTATATCCATGTCTAACTTAGCCTTTTTTAACATAGCACCCTCGTCTTATTGGAGACGCAAAGAATATCAACTTTTCGAACAAAGGTCCACCGTTTGATAAATATCTTTTTATATACTTGAATTAATTAACAAAAGATAAAGATAGCCGTTCTGCCATACTGAAACTAAAGGAGTATAAAAAAAGATCGCCTAAGCGATTTATTGATAAACTTATTTACCTCTAGAGATAACTCTAACCGTATCACCTGTTACTGTTGTAATGTAGGCGTGATCTATACGTTTAATATCAAATGATGGAATAGAGCCTTTTTTCGTGTGTTCGATTCTAGCTACGATATCTTTATTTTCAGACTCAGGATAAAACTCCAAGCGGTACATATCCCCTAAGCAGTGGACTTCTTCCACTTTACGACTTTCACGTTCAGTAATTAATTTAAGTGCGTACATAAATTTATTCCTTATTTTAGATAATAAAAAAGACCGCCTAGGCGATCTTTAATTAATTCACAAATTTTTTATTTATGATGTATGACACTCTCTACAACACCAATAACAACCATCAGCAGTTCTATAACCATTAACTTTTGCTTTAGCAACAGCCTGGGCACAATTAGAAAATAAGCCTAAATACTCTCTATTTAATACATCAGGCATATGATTACAGCCTTCCTTATGCACCTCATAATCACCATGATTATCTGTGAATTTGTGAACATAATAATAATCCATAAATATCTCCTACTGTTGTGTACACAAAGAGATAATATGTTAAATAGTTCTTACCATTAGATCACATATCAAGGAACTATCCAGAATTACCGTATAATTAAACCTGTAAGGGTTACTTACAAGTTAGCTTTTTATTTCTTGCTCTGTTTGTTCAAAGCGCTCTTTCTCAAGCTCAACACCTAAAACCTTTCGATTAAGTTTTAATGCTGCTTTCAGAGTTGCGCCTGATCCCATAAAGAAATCAGCAACCAGATCTCCCTCACGACTGCTAGAACGAATAATATGTTCCATCATGTCTGATGGTTTCTCGCAAGGGTGTTTGCCGGGGTAATATTGAACAGGAGGATAAGTCCACACATCGGTGTAAGGAACATCTGCAGTTACAAAGAATGGTCGTCTCAATAAACCATATTCTTTTATTAACTCTTGGTAGTCTTTTTGTAATGTAAATTGCTCTCGTTCTAACTCACTAAAGTGGCGAGATAACGGTGATAGTTTTTCTTGTTTATCAGCAATGTGTGTAAACAGTGTTTGTAACTTTTTATAATCTTCTTCACAGGGTAATTGCCACTGGCTATTGCTAAACCAATGACTGCACATTTGCTTACCTGTTGCTTGGTCTATTTCTTTTGCACTCACCTGCAGTGCTAAACGAGCATGTCTAAAATAATCAATCAGAGGATTAAATACGCTCTGCTTTAGCTCTTTGCATTTTAAAGAGAATTCAGAACCTTTGGCTGTAACCGGTCTCTGATAATGTTCAGCGAAAAGTATTCGTTCTGTTGAAGGAAAAAAGGCGCGTAGACTTTCTTTATTTTGTCGTCGCCATGGTCCTGATGGTTTAGCCCAAATGATGTGACTTAATACATTAAATCGCCCACGAACTAGCAATTCAGTATCTGACGCCAATTTAGAGCCACAGAATAAATACAAACTGCCATTGGGTTTTAATACCCGCCAGAATTCAGCCAGTACCTCATCAAGCCAAGACAGATATGCCTCAACACTATCCCACTGATTATCCCATGCACACGATTTCACTCTAAAGTAAGGTGGATCTGTAGCGATTAAGTCAATGCTGTTATCAGGTAGTGTTTTTAATACAGAGAGTGCGTCATCGTTAAATAGTTGCATCAGAAGTCCTTTTCTACGCAATAAAAAAGCCGATGACTATTAAGCCACCAGCTTTATAAATTCTTTATATTTTTTAGGCTGTACGCATATAGCTATTTCCTTGCTTTGCGACAAACCCTGCTATTTCAAACTGAGTTAATAGAAACTCACAATTTTCATTACTTAGTCCAGTTTGATTTGAAATTGCTTGTACTGTTTGCCAATCACTTTTTGAGATTGTTTCAAGTACACAACTTGCCTGCGTTGTCATATCATACTGTTTTAACATGATATTTTATACCTTTGGTCAGTTATCGTGCATAACTACACATGTAACTCTGACCAAATAGAACAGCAAGTCTTATCTTCTTTTTATAATAAAACGTCAAATTATCTTTTAGTCGTCCAACGTATAGTTGATGAAGGTGTGCTACAGGTTATATCCAAATATTTAGAATTATAATGCATATTAGTCAGTTGTTCTTTTGCAATTAATTTAGACTCATTTATCTTCATTAACATTTCTTTGCGCCCTTTTTTCTTCATGGTACCTATGAATAGTTGGATTGCTTACAAGATATTGGTTTAATAAAACATCAAACGATCACATTTTCACAAATAGACTTTAATTAATTACGGGCAACAAACAAAGATTATTTATTCTAATTTACATATAGTTATATATATTTTTAAAAAAGTTACCCAATATTTATCCACAGGAACAGTCAGATTTGTACACTTGCTTAGTAGCTAATAACTCTTTATCTTAGATACAAGAAAGCCCGCTAAGAGTACCAGTCCTAGCGGGCTTCTATAAAAGGCTATGAATAATGATGTCTCTTTTATTCGTTACTAGCACTTTTCTTTGTCACTGAGAATATTAGTCGCTTATCCAGCCTAAGTAAAGAGACCATAATTAGGATCTATGCATGCTAGTTTTATCCTTACTCTCATATTTCATGAAACTCATGAAGATAAAGGTGAAAGCTAATTGGAGTTTATCCGTTGGCTCATTTAACACAAGGCTTTATATTTCAGTTAATACTGAAAAAAAATAATATATCCAAAGGGGAATTAATTTCCCCTTTTTTTATTAAAATTTCTAATGACCATAAATAAGATAAAAGTAATTAAGGAACGCATGAAAAAAGAAAACCACGCCGAAGCGAGGTTTCATCCTATAAGTTAGGTGACAACGTATTCACTCTTATCACATTAGCACTGTTTTTGCGTAGCGCACTAATACTTTTTTGAATCTATAATTTTTGGTGATTTCATTACCTCGATGTCCATTTCAAGAGGAACATTTAACATAGCTAAACATCCCTCAATGAATCCCTCAGCTACTTGTATTTGCTGTCTAATTCGTCCTTCACTTACTTTCCATGATTTAGCAATACTGCGCTTTGATATCCCATAAATATAATGAGCAACAATTAATTCCAACTCATCTTCTTTTCTAATTCGTTTTAAATGAGTAATAGCACCATCAATTAATAATCCGTCGTCATCACTACACGCAATACGAGAACTAGATGATGGTGGTATTAAACCTTTAAACCCTGCCGCTATATGAGAATAATTCACACCATTATTATCATTAGATGCCCACGCTCCCCAACGTGATAAAACTTCCTGCATATCTCTCATGCCTAATACTCCTCGTGCCGTACACACGTTAAATAAATGCACCGATGCCTAATGAACGGTTTAAAAAATGAAATAACAATTCGAGTTGATTACCGTGAGTGGCTTCCCACTGTTTTGGGTCACGATGTAACTCGTCATGATGAATGCGACATAATGGAATAGTGAATAAGTCATGAGCCTTAGTACCCATACCGCCCATGCCATACCCAATAATATGGTGTGGATCATCAGCCTGTTGCCCACACACGCAACACGGTTGAGTCTTCACCCATTGCAACCATTGGGTATTTTCCCAACGTTGCATTTTAGGTTTAAGAAGAAATGACGCTGGTGGCTCCGGATCGATAGCAACTTTAATAACTGCTTTTATTGCATCTAAACGCTCATTCATTGCTGATAGCGCTGTCACATTACTTGGAATAATGTCAGCTTCAGGAAAACCACCATGAACTTTGCGTTCCTCTTGTTTATCTGACCAATTTAAAATCTGGCGTAATATTGGTTCAGGCAATTCATCAACCAAGTTATGCATAACCGCAAATGAGAAAAAATCTGGTATCGTCAGCTGGTGGCCACTATCTAATCTCAAACGACTACGAATAGTATCTAACATCCAATTGATACGATTTTTATGAGCTAATTCAGCAATCCAACCCGCAGATGAATGACGAATATGATTATCGTGATGCCAGCAAGTGCGAATAACTCCTTCTTCATTAAAGGTCGTAACTAACTCATGGTGATGATAATTGTCTTCGTCGTTATCAATCTGACAGTATTTGATATTACTAATAACCCACGAATCCATCGGTGCCACTTTATCAATGGTGTGGATCACTTTTTTGCTATTAAGAAATTGAATGATGCGCTTATTGTTTAAAATCGGCTGTTCATCGCCAGTTAATGCTCCCGACGGGAGAACATCTAAACTTTTCGGCACATCACTAATAATCACACGAGAATGTCGCTTAAATTGCTCAAGTAATTCAGCGCCTGGTTTAAGTAGTACAACACCAAGTTCTGGCTGAATGTAGGGAGTTAACAGTAATTTCATTAAATGATATCCCCTACTTTATATTCAGCCCATAACCCAGCGATCCACTTCACGCCTTTAGCGGTAAACCGTGATTGTGCAAATGCATGGTTATTGGTTTGATTAGTACCCGTTTTTATCTCAAAGCGACCAAGATCGACATGGGTTTGATAAGGCGTAAATGTATTATTCAAGCGATACATGATTTTCTTATCTATTAGAAAACAGCGAAAATCCGTTTCTTTCACCTGCAGTAATTTACATACTTGTCGAAATGTCATAGAACCAGTGGATAAAACATAATTATCAACAAACTGAGCCTTAGGCATGGCAATCGCCAACTCACTTTCTAGCTTTTGTTTTTCTTCTGCCAAGTCTGCAGCTAATCGCAATGCCTCTGGTAATGTTTGAGGAATGATTGGTTGCATTTTTGACTCCAGTTCCTGCCACCGATCGACAATTTTCGCTGTAAATTGAGGTGACAGTCGAGCCACCAGCACTAGTGAGTCCCTTTTATTAAAACGGTATTCAGTATATTGATTGCCATTATGCTCAAAAGGGAACTCAGCCAATGGCTGGGTTAAAATTTGAGCAATAAAAAGCCTATCTGCAGAACGTTTAACATCTGAGTGATTACTGCCCGTTAAACTGGCAATCTCTCTACTCGACATAGTTAATTCGCGATTCATTGCAGGTAATGCTGAAACTTCCATTGTTCTTTGCATCATGCTATTTCTCTCCACGCTTACTCGTGTCCGTACATCACGTTATTAAATGAGCGGATAGTGATTTCTAACTTTCCACCCTTTACGACTTCCATTAGCATCACATCCATGTGCTTCACTTGTTGATCATCTTCCCAAATACCCGCGTGTGTTAATGCATCAAACGGGGCTTTTAAAAAGTTATCGATGTCTCTACGCTGTTTTGTTGGTGGATATAAGCGAACCAGGACAGAGACATTTTCTTTAATCGCTTTAGGTTTTCTCTTTAACTGCTCATACACAGAAGCAATTGTGTTAATTCGAAACTTACGCCCTTTTTCACTGATTAAGGTTCGACCCTTAATGTTTCTCCAATAAGTATTTACGCTAGGTGGAAATGGCAACGTGAGCATGAGTTCAGGCATAAGTCCCCCATAAGCCAATCAATAATGTCACTACAAACCAAAACCCAACAAACAAAATGTATTTAGTTAGCATTACTGAGCCTCCTGTGACATTTCAGTCGCTTGTTTCCAAATGCTGCTCCATGCTTGACGACCAGAGAACTCACTCATACGACGAATGCCTGTCTTACCCGCTAATTCAAGTGCGATCTCTTCAATACGATTTTGAGGTTTAGAACGAGAGCCAATTAAGCGAGAGAAAGCACTGTCACGCTCAACAGTATCAACTTGAACCTTTGGCTCGTTCTTTGGCTCTTGGCTACGAACGGTCAGCTCATCAAAATGTTTACGTAATTTACGAGGGCTTAAAATATTTTGGTGCCAGAATGAATCTTTGTTGGCCCAATCGAACAAGGCACAAATTTGTTCATGGGTACGTCCATCGATTTGGCGCATCAAACGAATATCGTTCGCCCAGTCATACCAAGTAGGCTCTAGCGCAGATGGATTCAGTTTTTTAACACGACCAAACATCCATTTCGCCGTTTTCAAATCACCTTCATCGCCCCATTTCTGACCATTAGGGCTGTAAATCACTGCTTCGGGATAACGAGTTAAAAAATCATTTTTCGGCTGGTCGCTGGATTCGCCAGAATTCTGCGACGAATGATCTGTTTCTGTTGTACTCTCTGAAGTAATCTCTGTTGTATTCTCTGTAAGAACAGACCATTTTGACCCGTTCAGAACAGCGCATTTTGAACTGTTTGAAGGTTTCAATTTGCGCTTATCGATAAGGTCATTTTGAACTGTTCGATTAGATGAGTTATCACCGTTCGATTGGGTCATATTGACCTCATCGGTCAGCAAGTGGTGATCGTAATTAATCGCATAATAATTAGTACGGTCATGGTTAGATTTATTGATTTGCTCGATGCGTAAAACGCCCTGCTTTTTTAAATTAGTAAAAGCACGTTTAATCGTTGATTCAGAGAAAAAAGGAAATTGATTCTTCCACTCTTCGACTGTGTTATAAATCCAGCGTGAGCCGTCATATTCAACACCTGAAGTAGTTTCAGTTAGCCAATATTGAATTTGCTGTAACAGCATCGCCTCATTTAAACCAAGGCGTACCGCTAATTCAGGAATAACGACTAAAGGGCGACTTTTTAGTAATAATAAACTCATCTTGCCACCTCATTACTTAATACGTGTGTACTTCTCTTTAAATCGTTGCAAGGGTTCACATTGAGGATCGTCACAACCATCGAGCATAAAAATGACACGCTGTTTTTCTCTGTCATAACGAACAACATGAACAACGATACCCCTGTGATTTTTGTAGTAGCGATCAAGTTGGTTTGGGTTCTCATTGTTCATTGCCCGCCCTTAAACCATGTTTTGAATTGAAATCATCTACAAGCCAACGCATAAATTGGTAGTTTGTTTCTTCATAGCCTTCTGGTACTTTAATTTCATAGGCAAAACGACCATCACGCATTGAAGCCCGTACTTGCGTACGGCATGCTAAGTTTGATAATCTACTCATGCTAATTTCTCTTCACACAATTGAAATTTGCAAACCGAAGCCAGAGGCCGTACACCTTTGGCTTCACCCTTTCTGGATATAGCCATCTTTAATTTCTCTTTTGATGCAACGAAACAAACGCATTCATAAATGTGCGGATCTGTGAAATTAATCCATCCAACATCATTTTTATTTTTTGCTCTTCATCACCATCAATAACGCCATCAGCTAAGCTATCTTTCATCAATAACGCTAAACGCCCCTGCATTTCGTCAACACCACTACGCAGTATAAACAATTCCGTTTCGTCCAGTTCCGCAGGACTAATTCTGTCAACGAGTAAACGATTTGATTCACGAGCGACAAATTCAGCAAATAAAACGGTCTTAGAAATATCTTGCATCGCTAACAACTCGTTTAAATCAAATGAGCGACAACCGTTTTTCTCATAAAGCTTGTTATTGAATGACGTTAAAGACAGACCGAGTGCTCCAGCCATTGCCTCACGCCCACCAGCTGTTGCCTCACACATTTCTTTCACTACCTGTTTTATTGATTGGTTACTCATTTCCTACCACCATTGATAAATTCTTGTAGTTAACTGCTTTAAACGGTTTTGTTATTGTTTTGGTAGACCATCGGTTTTATTTGGGTAGAGATCAGGTCGTAGTTGATGCGGTGATACAACCCAACCACCTAATTCACATAGTTGGATCACTCGCTCTGCTGGTACTTTGTTATTTTTAATCCAGTTAAAAACTGACTGAGGGGAATTAAAGCCAAACATTCGAGATACAGCAGATGGCACCCCGATTGTTCTAATTGCTTTTTCTGTATAATTTTCTTGGTGCATAGATGCCTCTCCTTAAGTAATACACCAATACTACTTAAAGTAGACAAATAAAACAACTTAAAATAGAAATGACAAGGGTGAGATTGGTGGATAGAATTCTACTTATGGTAGAAAATAACAAATACGATAGTTTCGCTAAACGACTAACTCAGCGAATGAAAGAGGTTAATGTAGATATTCGGCAATTGTCCGAACAAGTTGGTGTGTCTTATGAAATGGCACGTCGATATACATTAGGCACAGCCAAACCTAGAGATGATAAGATGGAATTAGTTGCTAAAACCGTTTTTTCAACCCCCGCATATCTTGACTATGGTGTAGGTCTACAAGCTGATCCGCAAAACGAATTTAATAAAGATACAGCCACAGTTAGACAAATCGAGGCTTTTGCGTCAGCAGGAAATGGCTATATTAATAATCCATTTCCAGAAGTAGTTAGATCAATAGAAATACCACAAGAACGTATTTATGAGTTATTTGGTCGTAGTAATCTAGACGGCGTAATGATCATCAATGTGGATGGTGATAGCATGACTCCCACACTGAACCCTAAAGACTTACTTTTTATAGATACCAAAATAAATCAATTCAATGGTGATGGTATTTATATCTTTAACTTTGAAGATTCTACCTTTATTAAACGATTGCAACGCGTTAAAGGTAGGAAGTTAGCTGTAATATCAGATAATGATTTTTACCCTCCATTTTTTATTGATGATCATGAAATACATGAAGTTTATTTTCATGGAAAGCTTATAAGAAGCCTACCAATGTCATTTAAACAATTCGCATAAACATTAAAACCAACTAAAAGTTGGTTTTTTTACGCCTCTGTTTTCTACTTTTAGTTGTTGACAATATCTACTTTTAGTTGCATTCTGTTTCTAAAGCGAAATAAACTGTGTGAAGAGAGCAGCTATGACCACTGAACCAGTAATCATACCGCCAGCTAATTTCACCGATGCAGATGTTGTTGATTGGATGGAAAAGAAACTATCGTCTATCAAAGTCCTCGGTGAGTTAAACGCAAGACGTGAAGAGCTGGTGGATAAACTAGCAAAACTGGATGCTGAAATAGACGAGTACAAAATCAAAAGCGCTATTCAGATACAAAATGAATAATTTTTATGTGTGAAGAGAACGTGTGAAGAGAAACAATTGTGTGGAGGGAAATTGGCGTGAGTAATACTACTAATGAAAAACAAAATATCAGGATCTATGCCTTAGTCTTTCATAAGAACGCGCTAACTCTGTCAACCGACAATATTTATGAAGATTTTTGGTTAGAACTACATAAAACCGTCGGTTGGCTTAAGTTTGTAAAACATAGTGAAGAATCTGAATTTGTTAAGAACGGAGCACTGTTTGTAGCCACTGAACTGCGTCCGGTATCTGATTCAACCCCTTACCCAATAGTTGAAGCACGATGTGTTTTGTGGCGTCAGCGGGAAGCTCTTTTAAGCGCTGCAAATACCCTTTCCTTTCTTCTGGGTCAGGAACGTTTAAAGTAATGAAATCACGAATTTCATTTAATGTTTCATCATGCAGTCTGACAGTAATCACTTTGAGAGAGGTGGATATACTACCTTCCTCTGTAAGTAAATTTACAGCATGTCTAGTAGCTTTTACTAATGTAAGTTCAGGAAATGCACCAGCCATTACATCAATTACTCCGCCGGTTATCATTTCCTCTTCACTAAGATATGCAATATTTTTTAATAAAATATCATTATCAATGTCAGAAAGATCTGTCGGTATATTTTCAGGTTGAATTGTATTGGGATAATCCTGTACTGCAACTTCTAGAATTCTTAGTTGTAATGCTCTGTTAAAACCTAACATCTTAATATTCTCTTGGTTGTGTAGGAACTTCCAAGATTACCACCACCGCCTGAGGTGGCAAAATAATCAGGCACAATATTTGAAGTGTGAATCCATTTTATTTTTTATTATCAACACCAGGGAAACTTAATCTCGATTAATTCGAGAGGAATTCTTATTACCTAAAAATTGTGTGGAGAGAATAATGTCTTATATTGCAACAGCAACAAATAAACATTTCTATTATCTCGATGTACGGATCGAGGATATAGATATTCAAGATATTGCCAGTGGCCTTGCTAATGAATGTCGCTTTAATGGACAGATTGATAATTTCTATTCTGTGGCTCAGCACTCTGTATATGTCAGCTATTTAGTTGCACCTGAATATGCTTTAGAAGCCCTGCTTCATGATGCTAGTGAAGCATATATCAAAGACCTACCATCACCACTGAAAAAGCTATTGCCTGAATATAAATTAATTGAATTGCGTGTAGAAAAGATGATCCGCAAAAAGTTTGGACTACCTGAATCTAAATCTGATGCAGTTCATTTTGCTGACTTAATGATGTTAGCCACAGAAAAGCGTGATTTAGAAATTGATACAGGTAGTAACTGGTTAATGCTTGAAGGTATTCCAGCAAGTGATTTTGTTGTTAACCCCCTAACACCACCACAAGCAAAAGCTTTATTCCTTCGCCGTTTTAATGAACTTTATAATGGGGCTGAAAATGGTTAACGGATCAGTAAACAAAGTAATTCTTATCGGTAATTTAGGTCGTGATCCTGAAATTCGTTATCTTCCCTCTGGTGGTGCTGTTGCTAATTTAGCTGTGGTCACAAGTGAAAAATGGCGAGATAAACAAACGGGTGAAAATCGCGAAAAAACAGAATGGCATCGTGTCGTTCTGTTTGGAAAACTCGCTGATATCGCCAGTGGCTATTTGTGTAAAGGCTCACAAGTTTATATCGAGGGGCAATTACAAACCCGCGAATGGGATGATAACGGTGTTAAACGTTATACAACAGAAATTGTTGTAAAAGCTGGCGGTTCGATGCAGATGCTAGGTGGTACCATTAAATCCGCAGGCTCTCATCCAGCACAGCTATCAAAACCACCAGATCAACCTCATGACAATCAATCCCCAATGGATTTTGATAACATTCCATTTTGAATGATATAAAAAATTTTTAGGTGTGCCAATATCAGTTTAATAAGTACAATCTTATTCTTACACTAAATGAAATATTTATCAGAGGAAATAATTATGTGGTTATTAGCTTATTTCGATACAAGTGAAATAGATGGCATTCCTGTAATTAGAGCTAGTGGTGTTATCCAATTCTTTAATACACGAGAAGAAGCAGTAAAAGCTAAAGAAATAACAGATATCATAAACGACGATGATGATTTAGAAACCATGGTATTTCCGGCAGAAATAGATATTGGAGAATGGCATCCACAGGAATGGTATTAATAAAACATTTAACCCTGTTCTCAGGGTTATTTAATACAACCTTATTCAAAAAATATGATTAGAGTAAATTAAATCTTAACTGTGTACGGACAGTGTGGAGAGAAAAATATGCAAATGTTGACTTTAGAGGAGTGGGCGCAAGAAAGATATAAAAGTCGTCCACCAAAGTTAGGAACGCTACAACGATATGCTCGTGGTGGCCTGTTCTACCCACCAGCAAGGAAAGAAGGTGGCATTTGGCGCGTGAGAGAAGATGCCGACCTTGTCGGTAATTTGACATCACCGGTTATCAATAACAACGATAACCCTATTTTACAAAGGATCCTCAAAGATGGCTGCCAGACCTCGTAAAAATAACGTCAATATCCCTAATCTTTACCCATTATTTAGTCGTAAAGCTAACAAGGTTTATTGGCGTTACCGCCATCCTGTAACAGGTAAATATCATGCCCTCGGTGATAATGAAGCCGAGGCGAAAGCAATAGCCATTGAAGCTAACACAAGGTTAGCGGAACAACGTAGCCGACAAGTTATGGCTATTGGTGATCGGGTGGCAAAAATAAAAGGTAAAGAAATCACGGTTAATACTTGGTTGGATAAATACTGGATTATTCAAGAAGAGCGTTTAAAAGAAGGTGATATAAAGCCGAATACTTATAAACAAAAAAGGAAGCCGGTAGATTTAATGAGGCAAGCCTTATCCATGAAACCATTACCCGCTGTTGATGCCAGAGATATTGCTGAAATTCTGGATGAATATAAATCTAATGGTCAGCACAGAATGGCACAAGTTATTCGCTCTGTTTTAATTGATGTATTTAAAGAAGCGCAACATGCAGGTGAAGTTCCTCCTGGTTATAACCCTGCCCTCGCCACTAAACAGCCGAAACGAAAAGTAACTCGCCAACGTCTTAATTTTGATGAATGGAAAAAGATATTTGAGATTGCTGATAAACAACATCGTTATGTCGGGAACGCGATGTTGCTTGCACTTATTACGGGCCAACGATTAGGTGATATTTCCTCAATGAAGTTTAATGATATTTGGGATGACCATTTGCATATTACTCAAGAAAAAACCGGCACGAAATTAGCTATTCCATTATCACTACGTTCTGAACAATTAAATATGTCATTACGTGATGTTGTTGCCCGTTGTCGTGATCGCGTTATTAGCCCTTATCTTATTCATTATTTTCATACCACTTCACAATCTAAACGTGGTGAACAAGTTACGCCAAATACGCTAACGACTAACTTTAAAAAGGCGAGAAATAAAACAGATATTGATTGGGGAGAAGGAACACCTGCAACATTTCACGAACAACGATCTTTATCTGAAAGGTTATATAGAGCACAAGGTATAAACACTAAAGATTTACTCGGTCATAAGAACCAAATTCAAACAGATAAATACCATGATGATCGAGGAAAAGATTGGATAAAAATAGTGATTTAA